GCGCTGTATTCCAACGGCAACGTGACGGCTTACTCTGACGAAGCGCTGAAGACGAATTGGCGCGGATTTCCTGCTGACTTTGTTGAGCAGTTGGCGCAGGTACAAAACGGCATCTATGACCGTATAGACAGACAGCAAACACAAGTTGGTGTTGGCGCGGGCTCGTTGCAGAAGGTTATGCCCGATGCAATTGAGAAAAGAAATGGCTTGCTTGGTGTGTCTTACGGCAACGCTGCAATGGCCGCGGTTATTGAGTTGGCCAAGCGAATTGTGTCTTTGGAAAAGCAGTTAAAAGCCAAGGAGTAAACCATGACAATGCCATCATCTGGTGCCCTCAACATGGGGGGCACGTCCAGTCCAGTTAGCGTCGCGCAAGAGCTTGGCCTTGGGCTGACTACTACAATTTCTATGAATCAGTCAAATGTTCGCGCTCTTGCTGGCGTGAGTAGTACTAGCGGTTCAACTTGGAGCATGAACTCCTTGTACGGTAAATCTAACATCACTGTTTCTTTAGCTGGGTTAGCGGGTGTCTATGGCGATACACCGAGCCCCGGCACTGCTTTTGCTGACCTTATTTTTTACTCTGATGGAACAATAGACGCTTCTACTAACGCCGGTACCGTTAGCGCTGGCAGTTGGGCAACACCTACCACTGCTGGGATTGGTTCAAGCTATTGGATTAGATTTACGGAAACTGGCAGTTACAGCACTACTACAGTAACCGGTAGCACCAGAGGTGTTTGGCTTCAATTATCAACCTCTAGACTGTACGGCGTTTCACGAGGGATAATCGGCGCAGGCGGTCGATACTATACTGTTGAAATTGCTTCTGACAGTGCCGGTGCTACTATTGTTGCAACTGCAACAAGTATTGGTTTAGAAGCTGAAGTTTACTAAAAAATGATTGATCCAATTACCGCGCTAGCCGGTATTCAGTCCGCAGTAAAACTGATTAAGCAGGCTTCCAAGACGGTAGATGATGTGGCCTCGCTTGGGCCAATGTTGGGTAAGTATTTTGATGCTAAGTCAACTGCGGCGAAGGCTGTTGTAGAGTCCAAGAAAAAAGGCGGTTCCTCTATGGGGACTGCGCTTCAGATTGAGATGGCGCTTGACCAAGCCAAGACGTTTGAGGCTGACCTGCAAATGCTGTTCATGCAGGCGGGCAAGATTGATGTGTGGAACAAAATCAAAGCCAGAGCGCAGGCTATGGATGTGGAAGATGCCCACACCGCTAGGCGCGAGAAGGAAGAAGAGAAGAAGCGTAAACAGAAAGAGCAAGACCAACTTGAAATTGGCTTGATGCTGGGCGGCCTTGCGATCCTGTTGTTTATGTTGTACGTTGGAGTCTACGAGGTTATAGAGCACTGCGCTAAAGTGAGGTGCGGGCGGTGAACGAGTACCAAAAAGCCGCTGACATGAGCTTCAAGATTATTGGTGCTTGGTGGGGTGCAAATCTGTTTTTAGACTTCATCAAGATATTGCCGAATTTCATTTCGGACAAAATTGTGAATAAAGTACTTGGAATGGTTGGTCTATGAGTGACGAGAAGCCAGCAGACGTATTGAGTAAGGTGCTGTCCTATGTAGACAGCCCGTTTAAACTGTTTGCGCTGATACTCATGGCGGTGTTTGCTTTCTCTGGATACTTTGTCTGGCAGAACCAAGCCTTTTTGTTTGAGGCGTACAAAGAGAATAAGAAGCTCCCAACGATTGCAGAGGACAGGGCGGAAGACGTTGCGGCGCATTTGTTTAAGAACACCAATGCGGCGGTAGTTGCGATATTCAAAGTCAACCCTCTGTTTGGTACAAGGGTGCTATATCGGGCGTATACCCGCGAGGGCAGGGACAGAACCCATGAAGGTTTAGACGTAGGGCTGTTTACACAGAATTCAGCCAACAACCGTGATGTGGTTGCGTTGATGGCCAATGAGATACCTTGCAGTGAATACAATGTGCCTCAAAGTGAGATTGGTCTTTGGTATATTGACAAGGGCGTAAGATTTGGATGCCGTGTAAGTGTCCCGCCAGAGCAGGGCAGGTTTGTTGGACAGATTACTGTCGGGTGGGAAAAAGAACCCAAAGATGTACACAAAGAAATGAGCATGTTATTGATTGCCAGTACTATGCTCAGTAAAAGCAAACAGTAAAGGACTATTATGCTGACACTACTCTCCACGCTAATTTCGTTTTTAATGGGCGGTTTGCCCAAGATTTTGGAATTCTTCCAAGACCGAGCGGATAAAAAGCACGAGTTAAATCTTGCCCAAATGCAAATCACTCGTGAGCTTGAACTGCGTAAAGCAGGTTTTGAAGCACAGGAACGTATTGAACATATAAAATCTGAGCAACTGGAAACAGAAAGCGCAGCCAACACTAAGCAGATTTTGATTGGCGCCCAACAAGCTGAGATGCAAGCTGTCTACGCCCACGATATGAGCCTAAACGAAGGCACTAGCGAATGGATGAAGAACCTTCGCGCTTCTGTTCGCCCAGTCATCACCTACGGCTTCTTCTTCCTGCTGTTGTTTATTGACATCGGCCTGTTTGCTTACGGCTGGAGCCGTGGTGTGCCATTCACCGAGTTGGCTGAGATGCTGTGGGACTCTGACACCCAAGCATTGTTTGCTTCAATCATAGCGTTCCACTTTGGTGGCCGGGCGTTTGGAAAATGATTTATTTAATATACACAAAAATGGCTTTGACTATGTTTATTAGCGGTTATTTAATTTTAAATTTACCAAAATGAACATCTCAGACAAGTGTTTACACATGATTCGTCACCATGAGGGTGTGAGGGTAAACCCGTACCGTTGCCCTGCAAAGTTGTGGACAATCGGGGTCGGCCATGTCATGTTCCCAGAGCAGGGCAAGCTGAAGATAGACCAGCGGGATGCGTTTACACCACCCGCAGAAGCCATGCGTAAATATTCAATGGAGGAAGTAGATGCAATACTTAGGGCAGATCTTGCTCGCTTTGAGAAAGGCGTGGCTACTTATTGTCCTGTGCCTCTTACTCAAGGACAGTTTGATGCGTTGGTATCCTTTTCTTTCAACGTAGGGCTGGGTACTCTACAGCGTTCAACCTTGCGTCAAAAGGTACTGCGTGGTGACATGGAAGGGGCAGCAGAAGAGTTGTTGAAATATTGCATGGCGGGGGGTAAAATTCTCAAAGGGCTACAGAATCGCCGTATTGACGAGCGGGCCGTGTTTTTATCCTAGGACTGCCCATGCCATTACAAAAAATCCTGTTCAAACCCGGCGTCAACCGGGAGAATACGCGGTACACCACTGAGGGTGGCTGGTATGAGTGCGACAAAATCCGTTTCCGTCAGGGTAATCCCGAAGTAATTGGCGGCTGGGAACAAATATCTCCGTACACGTATAACGGTGTGTGCCGCTCATTGTGGAACTGGGTGACGCTTGGCTTTTTAAATTTGGTTGGTGTTGGCACAAACACAAAGTTTTATATTGAAAAGGGCGGCATATATAACAACATCACGCCTATTCGATCAACAGTAACGCTGGGCACAAATCCTTTTACTGCTACCGGAACAACTACAGTCACAGTGACTTCTATTGCCCACGGTGCAACTACTGGATCGTTTGTCACATTCAGCGGTGCTACGGGCACATACGCTTCTACATGGAACGCTGAGTATCAACTTACAGTTGTAAGCCTTGACTCTTACACAATCACAGTACCCTCGGCTATTCCTGCAGGCTCGTATGGCGGCTCCGCTGTCGTTGCCGCTTATCAAATCAATGCTGGCCCTGCTTACGCTGTTCCTTTGACTGGTTGGGGCGCTGGGGCTTGGGGAGATGGGGTATGGGGCACTGGCGGCACAAGCACAAGCGCTTTGCAGCTTTGGAGTCAAATAAATTACGGCGAAGACCTTGTGTTTGGTCCCCGTGGCGGCGGGCTATATTACTGGGATGCCACCGCAGGCTTGTCTAGCCGAGGCGTAGCTTTGAACACGCTGGGCGGGAATGTAACGTTTACCAACAGCGCTGTGACGGGTGTGCCTACTGTCGTGACTTCCACGGTTGCATTTACCGAAGGCGCTGCGCTTCAGTTTGCCGCTACGACATCTTTGCCAACCGGGATTGTTGTGGCAACTACGTACTATGCGTTCAGTGTTGACGGCTTGACTTTTGGTCTTCTTGACGCGGCGGGTAACGAAGTCAGCACCACATCTACTGGCTCGGGCGTTTACATCTCAAACATTGTTGATGCGCCAGTTGTTCAAAATACGCTGACTGTCTCAGATGCTTCACGCTTTGTTATGGTGTTTGGCACAAACGACTACGGCCAGACTACGCTTGACCCAATGTTGATTCGCTGGTCAGGACAGAACGATCCCTATAACTGGACACCAGACCCAACTAATCAGGCAGGGTTTACCCGACTATCCCACGGCTCCCAGATCATTACGACTGTGCAGGCCCGTCAAGAGATTGTGGTGTTTACTGACTCAAGCGCGTATTCACTCCAGTACCTTGGCCCTCCGTATGTCTGGGCGTCTCAGCTTTTGGGTGACAACATCTCTATCATCAGCCCTAACGCGGCTGTGATTGCTTCAGGTATTATTTTCTGGATGG